TGGGTCAAGTTTATACATGACCGCTTTGTATCCAATCCATCCAACAAGTGCTAGACCAATCAATACAAGTAAGATTTTAATGAGTTTAATCATTTACTTCTCCTTTTTATGATAGTTACTTACTTATCTACGCATTTTCGAAATATCTACGGCCTGTTCATCACTAAAAACCGGCACTGCATTGCTCTTATGCATAGTGGCAATACCCTTAACCTTAGTACCTGTGTAGACTTTGGGTTGTGCTAGGGTAGCTACGCCGCTGTCTTGTCCCAAACTCTTAATATGAGCAGTACTGCGGCCAGCGGGCACTGATAATGTGTAAGAAAGAGGTTCTGCTTCCATGGCACGTCGACGTTTACGCTCATCAGCTTCAACACCCCAACGCTTTTGCAGGTCTTTCCAATCTTGATCCAATTGTTCACTTTTTCGTTTGGCGTCTGATGATGCAAATTTTGTTTTGCCTTTTCGTTTGCCAGTTGTGGACAACCAAGGTCCTTCTAAATGCATCGACATTATTGTGCAGGTTTCTTATCAATCTCTTTGAACACTTCTGCTGAACGGCGAGCCGCAATCCTTGATACTTCTGCATCTAATTTGGCTTTTTGTAATCGATTAGCATCTCCTGTTGGCAATGCTAACAGTACATAGGTACGGAATCTTGTTCCTTCTGCTACACGTTTGATCTGTGCAATTTCTGCACCAGTGACGTCAACCTTACGACACATACTACGAATTGCCAATTCGCTACGTTCGTTTGTAGCAGTCTCTGTATCCATTCGATACACTGAACTGGCTTTATCAACTTCGCCGCCTGCTGAAGTACAAATCTTCCCCATAGCAACTACTTTGGCTTTTTCGTCTGCCATTGAAAAATCATGACTGACTGCAGTGCCATTTGCATAAACTGCATTATTGCTCTGTGGTAATTTTGTCATCCAATCCGGTGCTTTATCTAAAGCTCGTTCAACAAATTTTTCTTGTTGCTCTCGAGTCTCGTATGCTCTACGCTCATAAGGATCTCGAGGAGCAGAGCTACATGCGGCAAGTATAGCCACAAGGGGCAATAATGTTAAAATCTTTTTCATATCAGTTTCCTACTTTCTTAATGTATTGTCCAGCACGGCCCAAGTCTTCGCCTGCACCTGAAACTGCACCACCAATTGTACCGCAAGCGGCGAGTGATAATGTTGCTAAAACTAATGTTAGTTTTTTCATGATTTGCCTTTCTGTTAATTAAACTCTTTAATTGCAATAGTACGATAATAAACTCTACGAGACTCAACTGGAATAGTTTTTATCATTTCTTGCACTTGCTCAACACTCATACGTTGATCTAAACGTAGACTTATTTTATACTTACTAAACAAAAAAATCAACTGTTCTTGGCTATATTTGTTGCCTTTTGGCAAATATGTTCGGAACACCGTTGGTAGTATAAAATTTTCTTCAATTGGTTTATTCTCATACATTTCGTATGGAAACAAAATATGGGCTTGATTGTTATAGATTGATATCAAATATAAGTACATCGGTTCTTGTACCGAAATTTGATAATTCAAATATTCGCCTGCCCTATATACATCATTGCCCCGAATATTGATTGAAATGTATTTTGATTTTTCAACTTTGAGTTGAACATTCACAACACATTTATTGCCAATAATAGATTTTGATTTTCTAACTATTTCTGATACAGTACCTCTTGCACTGACTTCGTAGTTTTTTTCAAAGTTACAATCTGCAGATTGATTAGTGTCTTTACAGTTATAAATCTGCGTTGATTCTAGTACAACACCGTTCTTACTTTTGATTGCATTTTCAATAGCTAGATTTTCTGCAATTGAACATGATTGCTCTTCTGAAAATCTATCAGAGATTAGAAACTCGCCAGTGCCCAGTGTTTGGGCACCAACGCTACTGGATAGTAATAATAGAGCTAATGTATGTTTCATTAACTGTATTATACACTCAATTGTTCCTTTCGTCTAGTGTATTGGCAACCAAAACAATCATGTCTTCAAAGTCTAAATTGCTTAGTTTATTGCCCAATTCCATAACACAATCTTCTATGCTATTCCAATCTTTTATGCCTAACATTTCATAGACTTCTTGGCGACTTACGTCTTCTTCTCGCATGTTACATACCCAAAGTACTGTAACAAATGTTAAACTAAAAATTTTTTCTTGATCCCAAACACCGTTATTTGCGCACCACTCTAAAGTACGTTGTAGATAATAATCAATATCGCCTACTCGATTTTCTAACTGCGAAATCCAAAGTTGAGTGTCTTCTCTAGACCAATATGTCATACTCTAAAACTTTCTCCACATCCACATTTATCACGTTCATTAGGATTACGAAACTCGAATCCTTCATTGAGCCCGTTGCGAGCCCAATCAATAATAAGTCCATTTAGATATGCAAATGACTTAGCATCAACTAGCACTACAAACTCTGGTTGGGCATAGTTAGTAACTCCGTCTTCGGGAGTGTAACTATCAACATATTCTAATGTATAAGCAAGGCCGCTACACCCTGTAGTTTTTACACCCAAACGTATACCGACACCTTTTCCACGTTGAGTTAATAAACGTTTAATCTTTTTAGATGCTGTGTCGGTTACGGTAATCATTTACGGCTGCTTTGATGGCATCTTCAGCCAATATTGAACAATGTATCTTAACTGGAGGAAGAGCTAGTTCGTCGGCGATTTCGGAGTTTTTGATTTCTCCGGCTTTGTCGATGTGCATTCCTTTGACCCACTCTGTAATGAGGCTCGAACTCGCGATAGCCGATCCGCAGCCATACGTTTTAAATTTCGCATCTGTAATAATACCTGTATCATGATCAACCTTTATCTGTAATTTCATTACGTCGCCACAAGCAGGTGCGCCAACCATACCAGTACCAATATCAGGATCACCCTTGTCAAAAGATCCGACATTCCTGGGATTTTCATAGTGGTCTACAACTTTATCTGAGTATGCCATTATTGTGTACAAGTCCTTTCACGATAGACTTGTCCATCGAGTTGTTGGATCTCTTTCCACTCAGTGCAAACAGGTTGACGTTGGATGAATACTGACTGAGGTTGCTGTACAATTACAGAAGATTGTTGATTCTCTCTAGCAATTACTGCACCTGCGATTCCGCCGATGACCAACGGTGCTACCCAGTAACCAAAGCCTGGACCTGCATTACGATGACCGTGATGACGCCAGTGATGATTGTGTTGAGCGAATGCTGACGCACTAACCGTTAGTAAAAGAACAATTAAAAGTTTTTTCATATTATACCCCTTGTAAGTATATAACGTATTTACCAGGGGTTTCGTTGACTTACTTCTTGTCTGCTGGTTTACGTGCGTTCTTAACTGCAGTAACATCGTTACGAGTTTCTTTGCATAACTTAGCTAGGTCTTGACAATGCTTACGAACACGGGTGCCGGCAGCGCCAACTTCCTTGTCATAAAACTTTTCGAAGTCTGCTTCCATTGCTTCTACGATTTTTGTAAACTCTTGATATTTGTTTGCTGACATAATTGTCTCCTTTTGTTATATTAGTTATTACCAGTGACGTAATGTGTTCGCAATAATGAAACAACACGTTATCACATGTATGATGACCCAGAACGTCTTTAAAAACAACGCTATACGTGCTTCTCTTAAAGTAAGTATAGGTGTATCTGGACGATCTTCGTCTGTTTGGCCCATTAAATGGCCAGTTGCTCTCGCCCAAACTTTCTCTAAACTGTTCATGTTAGATTAAGTTGTCCCTCTAGCCAAACTTTACAATCTGGCCAATTTCGATATATGTGTGCTTTACCACCGGCACTTATCCATTCTTCACAATTGCTAGTGCGATCGTCGATTAGAATATCCTCCGGACTGGAACAGTGACGATATTTGTCATGACTAAATGGTCCAAAGAATACAGGGATGCTAGGGAAGTGTTCGTTAGCCCACCACACCTTATCCTGTGCCGCCCAGGGCATAGAGTAGTCATGTGGCAGTGCTGTTAAGAAGTACACCCCACATCCTGTTTTAGCATGATGTGTCCTGCACCAGTTTACCAAATCATGTGCGCCTTCTTTTAGAGGCAATGTTCGATAAAATCGTTTGTTATCTTTAAGGCGACTCCAATCACTATCGGGAATACGTTGCCCGTAGTTCCAGTTGCGTTTTACAATGCTTCGAGCGTGTTGCATCCAATCGGCAACGACATCGTCCATGTCTAGATAAATGTTCATAATCGTATTATATAGCATTTTTAGTAATAGTCAAGCATTTTTAAATAATAAATACTCAAAAGGATATCGCGTTATGTACGTTAGTAGAGTTAGTGATTTAGGAGCCGGAGTATGCCGGGCAGGTCACCCTGGTATACCAGTAGGGGTTGACGTAGATTATATTACTGTGCATATATCTGGTGCAGAAACAGTGTTTACAAACAATCTTCCACAGGCAATTATAGGTACTGTTGGTACAACTGACTGTGGGCATACTACAACGGCAGTGTCAGGGTCGGACACAGTATTTGCAGAACATATGCCTATACATCGAATTGGCGATGTTGGTGTGATAAATGAGGGGAGTGGAGAGCATGTAGTAGTCTCCGGATCCGACGATGTTAACAACGATAATTAATTATGACAATACAATTACCCGGTAGTTTTATAGATTCAGTAACCAAGGCGGCTAATGCGGCCAGGGCGGCAGCAGAAGCTGCAGTGCCATCATTTGATAGTTTAATGTCAGCGGCAAAATCCTCAGTATCTGCAACTGCAGATGCTATTAGTTCAGGCGCCAGCGGATTATTTAAAGACATTAGTTCTACAATTTCTAGTGTGGGCGCTGCACAATTCGGAGTTGGGGGTGATAGTCCAGATACTGCCGGGTTTGATGCTTACAAAAAACAACTAGCCGATGTTCAAAAAAATGCAATGATCGATATGGCCATTGCTAAAGCAGCACTGGCACAAAAGGTTAAGGAAGCAACAGCAGCGGGCACTCAGATCAGTGCTGGTGCTATCTCCAGCGCCTTAGATGCTACAAAGTCTTTGCAAAATTTACAAACAACTATGTCTAACCCGGCTGCATTGGCTGCTGATATTGCAGCATCGGCTGCTGCCAAGGCACAGGCAATCGAAGCGTTGAAGGCAAATACCATGTTGGCTATGTTAACAAAGCCAATGCCAACAGCATTAGCTGGCGCGGTGGGGTCTAACATGAATCCTGCGTTAGTTAATGAGGTTACCAAGCTAAACATTATTAAAGCGCAAGAAACAAGTGCCACACAGGCTGTTCCGGGACAAACTCCACCAGCAGATAGTATTAGGCCTAAGGGGAGTGTTGCGCCAGCATCAATTGACCCGCCTGTAGCAACTCCGATTACTTCACCGCCACCGGATAAAAGAGTATTTGCCTTCCAGGCAGTTGCATATGAAACTAAAAAAGATGCGGCCAAGAGTGCATATCTTGCGTATATCGGAGTTACTTGGAAGAAAGGAGATCCTGATATTCCTAAAGAACAAACGAGAGCATCGCATGATGCCAAAGTGTCTGAAAATTACGACGGTATTATAGGAAGAGCAGGCGCAAATCAAGATAGACTAGACGCAAACGCAATTTCAAAAGCCAAGAAGAAGGATGAGCGCACCGCCGAGGAACAAGCACTGATTGACAAAGTTCTTGTAGACAAAAAAACATTTTTTGCCGGCCCATGGTGGAAGAAGAAAGAAGAGTTGTATAGTGTTTACGACAATTACTTTGAAAACTATAAATTAGTCTACGATTGCTGGCTTAATAACCGTGATAGATTTACACTGCCAGCAGACGTAGAAAAAGAACTCAGATCAGGATAATGCGATTCCTGTTGTTGATTCAAGAAACTGTTTAGCAAATGATTCGTCAGTAGCTTCTGCTACTGTTACTGTTGTTTTTAACAAACGGATATCTGTGTTAGGGCTGACAGTAAACAAATAGGGCATTAGGCCTGGACCTTTTTGCCCCATACCAATGACCATAGGTTTACTTAGTTTATAATAAGAATCCGTTTCTTCTGATAATTTGGCTACAATTTCTTCACCACTTGTAAGTTTAAGTGTAATAACTTCGCCTACTGATACGCCTTTTGATATTAACATTTTATACCTTTTCTAAATGTTGTTTAAGTTCTGTAAATCCACCAATCAGTTGCTCGCCGATAAAAATCTGCGGAACTGTTCGTGCTGTCGGAACAGCTTCCAATAGTTCTTCTTTAGTGTATCCGTCTCCGATTTTCTTTTCTTCAAACGGGATACCTCGTTGTGTTAACAATGCCTTTGCTTGATCGCAATAAGGGCAATGGTATTTTGACCATACTGTTGCTTTCATAATTTCTCCAATGTCTTATTATAGCATAGGCAAAGCATCATAGTCAATACCTTCGCCCATAACTCCGATGACATAATTAGTCGATTCGTTTTCTTGTAGTGCTGTTTGTTTCTTACTAGTATCACTATGTTTGTTAAACCAGGGGATCGGGGTTGACTTAGGAGCAGACGCTTGATACTTAATACCAATTTGTTTTAATGCATCTACTGCAGTGTAGTCCACAAAGTCGCGTAGGATGTTTGCGTTGAGCCCGATAACTGGACCCATCTTAAACAAATAACTAGCCCAATCTTTTTCTTCCCGTATAACATCCATGTACAGTTGATACACTTCTGCTTCACACTCCTGTTTAGCTTCAGCAAAGCGAGGATCCTCTTTGATAACTTGGTTGATCATATAGGCAGTCCAACCTTTGTGTAGTAGTTCGTCTTGCAGAATCAAACTGATGATGTTGCCATTGCCAATGAAGATCTTGTTCTCTACCATGGCCAATGATGTGGCAAAGCTAACCATAAAACGGAACGCTTCTAGAGCATAGCTAGCATGTAAAGCTAGCCAAACAGCTTTAACGTGTTCTTTTTCTGTAACTTCTTGTCCAAGTTCTTTGCGGCAATTGATAACGTGTAACTTGTCATAGTAGTTGCCAACACTTGATGCCATGTCTACAATTTCTTTAGTGTCGTGGATAGTGTTAAACACATCTTTGGGCACATTGTAGATGTTTCGGATAATGTGACTGTATGACTTGCTGTGAATGTTAGTTTCAAAGAAGCCCCAGTTGTACATCAAGGCTTCGACTTCGGGGAGACTACAAACAGGAGTGAATACCTGTGTTGGTCCACGACCTTGCAAACTATCAAGTGCTGTCTGACGTAGTAGGTTGCTAGTGAATATATGTTTAACTGCATCACTTGCATCCTTAAAATCGTTAGCGTCTTTGGTAAGACTAATCTCTTCAGGTTGCCAGAAGAAGCCACGTGCTGTGGCATCAAAGTCTGCAATCTTTTTATATTTGACTTCTTCGAATCGTTGAATAGTAACAGGACCTGCTGGATCCAGAAACATCTTACGGCTTAGATAGTCTGTCTTTGTGTTTAAGTTATATTGAGCGTTACTCATAATTTACATGCCTCGCAATCTTCTTCGTCATCAAAATTAATAGGGTCAAGCATAGTAGGAGCATCTTCTGCTACTGCCTTGCTGCCTTGCTTGTTAATCAAGCTGTAGTAAAAGGTTTTTAATCCCCATACATGTGCCTGCATCAAATTCTTAGCAATCAGTGTAGTTGGCACTTTACGATCTGCAAAGTGTGCAGGATTGTAGAATGTATTTGTGCTGATACTTTGATCAGTGTAGGCTGCAATAACGGCTGCGGTTTTAATGTAGCCGTCACAGTCTTTCTGTTCCCACATGAGTTGATACTTGTTCTTTAACTTATGGTACTCGGGCACAACCTGTACAAAACTTCCTGCTTTGCTTTCCTTAACACTGATCAAGCTCATAGGCATTTCGATACCGTTAGTTGAGTTAATAACAACTGAGCTAGACTCAACTGGCGCAACTGCCATTTGTGTAGCATTACGTACACCGTGTTCTTTCATATTAGTGCGTAGAGTTTCCCAGTCTAGTTCCGGAGCAAAATTAGCTAATTCATTTACACCCTTAGCACGTAGTTCCCAAGGGAATGTGCCTTGGCCATAACGTGTACGATTGCTACCTTCGCACGGGCCACGTTCTTTAGCCAGTTCAACTGACGCTTCAGTTAGGTAGTAGGCTTGATGTTCCATCCACGTCTTGACTTCAGCCAAGGAGTCTCGTTCTCCGTATTTGAGACTTCGCTTGGCGTGCCAGTAGGCAAGGTTGGTGATACCGATTCCCAGTGGTCTGATTTCGTCATTGGATAGTTTAGACTGTATGGAAAGAAAGTCTTGATAGTCAAGAATGTTATTGAGGCTACGATGCAATATGCGGCAAGCACGGCGCATGTCTTCTGGGTTACGGAACGCACCCCAATTGATACTGCCCAATGTGCAAAGAGCGATACGGCCATCGCTGTCATCCAAACGTTTAAAGGATTTAGTAGGTAAAAGAATTTCACAACATAAGTTACTCTGGTAAATTGTATGAAACTCAGGATCAAATGGTCCTTGTTTCATCACGTTGTCAATAAACACAAGATAGATACGTCCTGTATCAGTACGCTCTTTTAGTATGCCCGACTTGAATACTTCTTCAGCGGACATGGTCTTCTTACGTAAGCCCGGAGTACGTTCGTACTTTACGTAAAGCTCTTCAAAGCGTTCTGTGTTTTGATAAAACGCTTCGTATAAGTCAGGTACTTCATTGGGATCAAAGAATGTTATTTGTTCTTTGTTTTTAAATCGTCTCCAGAAGAAAGCACTAAGCACAACCCCATAATCC